CTATTTACCGAATCAATTACGATATAAGTAAAGTGAACGCAGGACAATATGTAGAGGTAATTACTTTCGGGGGTGATGTAGTTAATAACCTGCATAAGATAATGGCAAGTATCTGCACTCCAATCACATGGAGGGGTAAGGAAAAGGAACATAAGAAGAAGGCTGAGGATATGGAACAGATGAATTTTAAAGCTGCGTACCATGCAGCGGTTTTTTTTTATCTTCAATTTCAAATATCAATCAGGCTTATCCAGCCTTATTTGATACAGGAGTTGATAAAGAAAGGAGTGAGGAAGGAGGAAGCGGAGGCGATGTTGAATACTTCCAACGAAATTTTGGATGGGTTTACAATGCCAAGATGGTCGCAGACTTTGAAGCAATACCTCTTGAACAGGTTTGGGGTTTAGGTGTTATACATTTTCTTAACGATCTGTTGTATATTAAATTTAAAGGTAAGAGTGATGAGGAACAACATCGTAAAATCGCTAATCAAAAGTAAGTGCGGTTATTTTCCACACATAGAAATACATGCGGGTTTCACTATCTACTATTACTATTTTATCCCCTTCAGTTTGAATTAGCGTCAACACTTTAGCTTTTTGTATATAGTATGTTATGGCAGTTAGCATAGCACAGGCGCAAAAGGCGTATTCAGCAACAGAGGGTTCGACCGACTATATTCGGTTTACAAATACTACCGATGCTTTTGAGCAGTTCGGCATTGAGTTTCTTTTAAATTTAGCGGAATCAGCAAGGAAGCATAAGGTAGTAGCGTCAGGCGACTTACTATCTAAAGCTAAATATCGCTTAGGTAAGGATGGCAAGTCTATGCAGATACTTGTTCCTGATTACTTTGATTACCCGAATGAGGGTGTGAAGGGTGTTAAGAGTTCACGCAATGCCCCTAATTCCCCTTATCAATATAAGTCCTATGGAATGAATGCGGATGGCCGTAAGAGTATAAAAAAGTACATCGCACAAGGTCATGCAAAAATTGAGAATGTAAGGACCGATAAAGCCAAAGGGGTAGGCCTTGAAAAGAAAAGGTTATCGGTAGCAGACCAAAAAGCAAATCAACTTATTTACTGGATAAAAAGGCAAGGTATTAAAGCTACCCATTACTTTGATGAGGCGGTTAAAGAAACCTTTAAGGACTTTGAATTTAAGATGTCAGAGGCTATCGGTAAGGATATAATTTTTACAATAGAAAAGATTAATAGAAAATGATTACAATAAACACCTCACCCACAGGAACTCCATCGGTTCATGATGCAATGTGGCATGTTTGCTCATCCGATAACTCAGGCAGTACAGATATGAAATTTGTATTTGATGTATGGATAAACGGAGTGCAAAAGATAAGGGTTAAACAAGTTCCAGAGCCGGTAACAGGTAAGGCTTATTTCGATGCAGGGCCTATCATTCGCAACTCAATGACGTTTGCATGGTTTGAGCCTATCAATTCAAGTGCTTATGTAGCCGAACCTGATATGAGTGGTCAGGCGGGTATTGTGTACGCATTAAGGGTAGGGGAAGATGTAAGTGGAGTAACTACCTCAAACATGGCAAGCGGTGAAGTATCAGGGTTTAATTGGGCAGCACCATTATTTAAACGCAGAGTTATCACCCTAACTGATAAGTTAAATAAATGGCTAACAAATAGACCTGTAACCTTAAATACAGGTGAGGGGGAAAATCTATTTATCGGATTTTACACAAACGCAACTTTAACCTTAAAGGTTGATAAGTTCGATTTTAGCAATACTCAAATAGGCTCTACACTTTCGGGAAGTCCAACAGTAATAGAATCGGGGTTTGCTCAAATGAATATCGGAACAACAGCTCTATCTGCAACCCTATCAACCACGTTTGCAAATGTTAAATACTATGACGTTTGGTTTAACGCTCTCGATAAGGTAAGAGTTTACATTCGGTGCAATCCGAAGTACACTTGCGTACCTATTCACTTTTTAAATAGATGGGGAGTATTTGATACGCAAAGATTTGATTTGGTTTCTAAGTTAAGCATGGAAGTTGAAAGAAAAGGATTCGGGCAGCGTGATTATCAATTTAACGGCAACTCAGTTGATTACAAGAGTACTGCTAATAGGTATTATGAAGGTCGCATCAATTACTTTAATTCTGCTAAATGGACTTATAAGTTAACAGCCGATGCTATGACCGATGAAGAGTATGAGTGGATGGCAGACCTTATGACTTCGCCCCAAATCTTGATGGAGGTTGATGGATATTTTTACCCTGTAACAATTAAGGGCAACAATTACGAGTATTCAAAATTTGTCAATAATAAATTAAAGGCTCTTGATTTAGAGTTTGAACTAAACACTACCCGCCAAACGCAGTTAAGATGACAAGAATAATATTAGAAGATTTTGAATTGGATATTGATAACGAGTTGTCTAATCAGATAACTTATGCTATTGATGACTTAAACAATTTAGACAGTAAATCAACGGCATTTAGTAAGACAATTATTTTACCAGGTACAACAAAGAATAACAATTTATTAGGTAATATTTTTGACTTCAATAACTCAAACAATACCATTGATACATTACCGAATGTTAAGTATAATTTCAACGCATCTAAGGCTGCTAAATGTAGGATTGAGGTAAACGGCTTACAAGTAATCAAAGGGGTTTTTAGGCTGCTTGAAATCGTTTATAACGGCAGTCAAATTGAATACGAGTGTGCAGTATTCGGGGAGTTAGGCGGCTTTGTTTCCAAATTAGGAAACTCACGTATTGAGGATTTGGATTTTAGCGCATACAATCATACTTACAATATCACAAACATTGCGGCATCATGGGCAAACGCAAATGCAGGAGCCGGGTATTATTATCCTTTAATAGATATTGGTTTAGTAAGCACGTTAAAAAAGGACTATGAGTATTTAGCATTTAGGCCAGCTTTGTTTGTTAGGGAATACATAGATAAGATTATCACAGGCTCAGGCTATACGTGGCAATCAGATTTTTTCAATACTGATTTTTTTAAACGTCAGGTTATCCCTTTAAATACCAAATCATTGACAAAATTAGGTACAGCAGTAGCGTCTGCCACTCCTGCAATAACAACTTACAATTCAACCATTGCCCCTCTTCCATATTCATTTGATAACTTCTCAGGTACAGATTGGACTTTAGTCGCAGGGGTAGGGGTAACTTATGGAGGTGCAACTGCTACTATTATAAATCCATCGGTAAGGATTGAGGGTATATTAACAACCACAGAACCAGGAGGGAACAACGGCCTATACATGGAAGTATGGCTGAATGGTGTAGCTATACCCAGTTCAAGAGTTGACTATCCGGGATTCACAGGCTCAATTCCTTTCATTTACGAGTACAATGCAGTCGGTCAGGTAGTTAACCCATCCGATTATTTTAATGTGGTTTTCGCCTCAGTTGATGAACCATTTGATACAGTAGAAGTAACAGGCGGCTCACTTGTTTTTAACTCACAAAGGCCGGTATTGATTAACGTCAATTTAGGAGATACTTTAGTGGTGTCAGATACCATCCCGAAAAACATATTTCAAAAAGATTTCTTTACCTCTATTCTGAAAATGTTTTATCTCATGGTAACGGAGGATAAATTCATTGATAAACATTTAGTCATAGAGCCTTTTGTAAACTTCTTTAATACTACCCCATCCTCTTATCAGGATTGGAGTATGAAACTTGACAGAATGGCACAGATAAGAACAAAGCCAATGTCTGAGGTTAATGCAAGGTATTACGGATTGAAGTATAAACCAGATAGCGACTTTTATAATGATGGTTACAAGAAGAAATATAATGAAGGTTATGGCGATTTTATCTATGACAATAATTTAGACTTCGCAAAGGAAACAGAAACAGTAGAAGTAATATTTGCCGGCACTCCATTAGTCGGTTATGTAGGCGAGGATAAAGTAGTATCAACCACGTTTAAGAAGAGCGGAACTACTGAGGAAAAGATGGATCATGTTATCAGGATTTTACAAGCAAAGAAAGTATCAGGGGTTGCAAGTTGGTCAATCATGAATAGCGGAGCAACATTAGGCAGTTATACAGATTACCCTTATGCCGGCCATTTAAACGATCCCGATGCGCCCGATGCTGACATCAACTTTGGAGCAACAAAGGAACTATTTTTTACCCTTGTATCTGGTAACTTATCTAATAACCTTTTCAATACTTACTACTCCCCTTACATGGCAGAAATTACCGATAAGGACAGCAGATTATTAACAGGGCAGTTTAAACTTACCGAACAGGATATTTTCGATTTGGACTTTTCAAGGTTTGTTTATTTAGATGGAGGACTTTACCGAATAAGTAAAATTATTGACTACACAGCAGGAACAAATGCCACAACTAAGGTGGAATTATTAAGGGTTATTTATACAACGTATTAAAATGGCAAAATCAGTAATAGGCTTAGATATTAACCTAAACAGCAAACAGGCAGAGCAGTCGGTAGGTAGTTTTAAAAAACAGCTAAGGGATGCCACAGCGGAACTCGTAACGATGTCCGAAAAGTTTGGCACTACTTCCACTCAGGCAGCCAACGCAGCAAAGAAAGTTGCAGGGTTAAAAGATGCTATCGGTGATGCGAAAGCATTAGCAGATACATTCAACCCTGATAAAAAGTTTGTAGCGTTAGGCGGTGCATTGCAAGGGGTAACAGCGGGATTTAGTGCATACAGCGGAGCAATGGGAATACTTGGGGCAGATAGTCAGGCAACCGAAAAGATACTTTTAAAAGTTCAATCTGCTATGGCCTTACAGCAAGGTATTAGCGGAATCATGGGGGCAATGGATAGTTTTAAGATGTTAGCCGGAACTATCAAAGGAAGTGTGGTTAAATCATTCACAACGCTAAAGGGTGCTATCATTGGTACAGGTATCGGGATATTGGTAATTGCATTAGGGTTATTGATTGCCAATTTTGACAGCGTGAAGAAAGCTGTAATGAAGTTGATTCCTGGACTTGCTGAGGTAGGGGATTTTGTAGGTAAATTAGTTGATGGGTTTACGGATTTCATAGGAGTAACGAGCGAAGCGGAGCGTGCGCAAGAAAAGTTTTTAAAGGCTTCCGAGGAGAGTATAAAAAGGCAAGAGCAATTTTTAGACGCTAACTCTTGGAAGTTCGACCAATACACCAACAAGAAAATGAGGGCGCAAGTTGAGTATGAAAAAAAATTAGATGAATTAAATAATAATAAAAAAATAAGCGAAAAAGAGCGTGCAAGACAAGCAAAAGAATATTTAGATAAAAGAACTTTTGAGGTAATTCAGGCGGGCAACGAGCGACAAGCAGCCATTGATGCAGCCGCAAAGGTTGAATCTGATAAGGCTTCAGCAGCCGCAAAAGAAAGGCGTAGAAGATTAGCGGAAGAAGAAAAGGCCGCATCTGATAGGTTAGCGCAAGGCGCAACTACTAAGATTGAAAATAATATCGTAGCCAATGAGGGCGCACAGTTAGACGCAAGGGAAAAAAGGTTAGCAGACTTTATAGCTAAGAAAGCTGTAATAGTTGGGAATGGGCATAATGCAGCAATAACTGCCGAATTAACACATGCCCAGACTGTTATCGCAAATGAGGAAATATTATTTAATCAAAGACAGCAGTTCGCAAATGCAACAGGTAACGTATTAACAACTTTATCTGATATTGTAGGTAAAGAAACAGCAGCCGGTAAAGCAATGGCGGTGGCAGCGGCTTTAATAAATACATACTCAGCAATAGCAGGGCAGCTACGAGCGTTTGCGGGTGTTCCTGTTCCCGGTTATGCAATAGTACAAGCGGTTGCAACAGGTTTGGCAGGATTCGCTGCTGTCCGCAATATCTTAAAAACAAACGTGCCGGGTAAATCTTCCGCAGGCGGGGCATCCGTTCCATCTATTAGCAGCATCACAGCACCTTTAACACCACAGGCGCAAACTACTACCTTAGATCAGAATAGTATTAATGCGGTGGGGAATGCAGCTAATAGAGCCTATGTACTTGAATCAGACGTATCAGGAAATCAGGAAAGGGTAAGGAGGCTGAATAGAGCGAGTAGAATTAATTAAAATAATTAACACTTAGTTAAACAGATAGGGAAATTCTATATAGTAGTATATGGATTTCCCTATTTACGAATTAAAGATAAACGACATCGAGAAAGACGCAGCAGAGGTATCATTCATTGCATTAGTCGATTCTCCTGCAATTAAAAGGGATTTTCTTTCATTTAAAGAAGCGGTTAAGTTTGAGTTAAACGAAGAGCAGCACATCATTACCGGCCCTCTCATGGTGCCAGAACAACTCATCTACAGGCAATCAGAAAAGTTTGGTGAGCATTATGTAAAGTTCACAACCTCAACCATCCAATCCATCGCAATTAAGTTTTCAAAAAAAGGTTATCAAAAGAATGTAAACCTCATGCACGATGCAGAAATGCAAGTAGAGGGAGTTACCATGTTTGAATCTTTTATTTCCAATACACAACGAGGTATTAAGCCGATGGCGGCATTTAGCGACCTACCAGATGGCACTTGGTTCGGCTCATTCTATGTAGAGAATCCGAAAGTATGGGAGGCGGTAAAAGCCGGTGCAGTAAAAGGTTTCAGCGTTGAGGGTTTATTTGATTATGAAACTCCAACGAGCAAAGAAGAGCAAGCCTTATCTGAATTGCGTAAAATTTTAAACAGTATTTAAAAAAATATATAGTATAACATGGAAGGAAAATTAACAGCATTAGAAATATTAAACAGAACTAAACAGTTTTTCGCTGATTTAGTTGCACCTGCTCCAATATTAGCAGCCGAGCCTGTACCTGCAACAGAGTACGATTTAAAAGATGGCGGCAAAGTTACCATTGACAAATTAGAAGTAGGCGGTGTAGTTATGATTGATGGCGCACCATCATTGCCTGGCGATTTAGAACTCGCAGACGGAACAAAAGTTACTGTCGCAGATAATGGAGTTATAGCAGTTATCGAATTAGGTACAGGGGTTGAACCTGTTGAACCTATTGGACAACCGGCCGGTGAAGATATGGGTGCAAAATTCGCATCATTTGAAACACTTACAAACGAAAAGTTTGCTAATTACGAAACTAAGTTTTCAGCATACGAACAAAGGTTCGCTGATTATGAGGTGAAAATGAAAAAGGCAAACAAAGTAATTGAGCAACTATTACAGCTTTCTCAGTTAATCGTTGAAAGTCCTGCCGGTCAAGCAGATCCCGCAATTCAAACTGCCAACACTTTCAAAGAAGAAAAACCAAAGAATCTTTCAATCCTATTCAATTAAAATTTAAAAAAAATAAACGATGGCATTATCATTAGGCGGCTTAACCGCATACACCAAACAGCTGGTTAAACCACTTTTGACCAGCGCAGTTTTTGAGGCAAAAACTCAGCAATTGATTATGAGCAACGGTATTGTTTTACCGAATGTAAAATCAACAGCATCTATTCCATTACTTGATACCGATGCAGTTTTCGCTGCTCAGTCTTGTTCATTTGATGCGAGTGGAACAACAACCTTTACTCAACGTACAATCACAGTTGGTAAAATCAAAATCGAAGAGAAGATTTGCCCTAACGACTTAGAGGCTTATTTCACTCAGGAAGCATTAAAAGCCGGTAGTACTTACGAAGATTTCGGAAACTCCGATTTTCAAAAAGTTTACTTGGATAAAAAGAATGCACGTATCGCTACACAACTTGAAACTGCAATATGGCAGGGTGATGCAACAGGCGCAACTGCAAACACAAATAAGTTCGATGGTTTGCAAAAACTAATCGCAGCAGGTTCTCCTGTTGATGCTAACGTGTCAGGTTACACAGGTGTATCAGGTAGCGCAATCGCAACCATTACTGCATCGAATGTAGTAGCTGCAACTGAAGGTATTTTCAAAGCTATTCCTGTAGCAGTACTTGCTAAAGGGGATGTTAAAATCTTCGTTGGTAACGATTGGTATCGTTTACTAATCATGGCCTACAGAGCATTGAATTTGTTTGCTTACAACCCACAAGATAGTGCCGCTCAATCATTCATCCTACCAGGTACAAACGTGGAAATCGTTGCGGTAAATGGCTTGAATACTACAGGCGATGCTTATGCAATCAGTTTGTCAAATATGTGTATGGCGGTTGATTTGTCAGGCGAAGAAGAAAACTACAAAATGTGGTATTCTGAAGATAACAACGATGTAAGATTCAGAGTAGCATTTAAGATAGGTGTTAACGTGGCTTTCACTAACGAGTGTGTGAAGTTCCTTTCTGCTATCTAATAACAATTTTTTCAACTAAAAAGGCTGCTGCTATGGTAGCGGCCTTTTTTACAATATTTAAATTATGGCTTGTGCAATAACAGCGGGTTATACGATTGACTGTAGAGATGCAGTAGGCGGGATAGATGCAATATATTTTGCTAATCATGCCGACATGACTGTACTTGATGCGAGTGGTACTGTAACAGGTATTACAAAGGCAACAGGTAAGCGTTTTTGGAAGTTTGAGATACCTACTAAGTCAAGTGCTAACGCTCAATCAAACCCTGTAGGATCAACTGAGAATGGTACTTTGTTCTTTGAGCAAATGCTTGATTTTCCAGTAAACAAAAGAGATGCTACTACTCGTAACATCGTGACTACTCTCGCAAAAAACAAAGTGATTGCAATTACTTACGATAAGGATGGCACTTACAGAATGTATGGTAAAGCAAATGGTTTGTATCTCGGTCAGTCAACAGGGCAGACAGGGGCAGCAGCCGGTGATGCGAATGGTTACGTTTTGAAATTTGAAGGACAAGAAAAAGAAGATTTCTTTGTCGTTACCTCCGTAATAGGTGCGGCACTTGAAACATTAGGTTAATAATTGAAAAACCAGTACAACCCCGGCCGATGAAAGTCGGGGTTTTTTAATCATGATAACATTAACTAAAGGACAAACGCAAACGATTTATTTCACCGGGACTGAAAAGGCTACTATTACTGCGCCTTTCTTTTTGTTTGTATTTACCAATAGAATCACAGATGAGGTAGTTAAGTTAATAGCTACCAACACAAGCACTACAGAACGATACGATAAGTTTTCATTAGTTGTTAATACGAGTTTCTCTACGGCTACAGAAGGTACATGGGAGTATGATGTTTACCAAAAGGTTTCTGATAGTGATTTAACTGTTGCAGGTGTAGTTGTAGAGCGAGGTTTCATGACTTTAAATCCTGCAACAGATTTTACACCTACCGAATATGCCGGCCAATTAAACACTTTTAAAACTTACAATGGACTATAATAATATTATCACAGTTAAGTTCGCCCAGGCAGAACGCCCAAAGTTTGAAGAAAGACGTGGCAAAGGATATATTGAATTTGGGGCAAATAACGATTACCCTAATTACTTATTAGACCTTTATAATGAATCTCCAAAGCATGGGGCAATTATTAAGGGTAAGGCTAATTATATCTACGGAAAAGGTTTTGAAAACATAGCAGTAAAAGCGAATGTAAAAGGCGAATCATTTAACCAGGTTGCAAAAAAATGTATTCTTGATGATGAGATATTTTCGGGTTACTATTTGCAAGTTATCTGGAATTTATTAGGTAAGGTTAAAGACGTTTACCATGTAGGTTTTCAGAAAGTAAGAAGCAATAAAGAAGCAACTGAATTTAAAATAAAAGAGAATTGGGCCGATAATAAAGAAGAGGCAAGATGCTATCCTTCTTTTAATGCAGATGCTGATTTTGTAAAGGAGAACCCTATACAGATATTATCAGTTAAACAATACAACCCTAAAGGCGATATTTACCCATATCCTTCTTATTTTCAAGGGTTAAACTACATTGAAAGTGATGTACAGGTAAGCAGACATATTTTAGGTAATGCAAAAGATGGTTTTGTTGCTACTACCTTAATAAATTTAAACGGAGGCGAGCCGGAGGAAGAAGCAAAAGCAGCGGTTGAGAAAGGAATTAAAAAGAAGTTTACAGGTAGCGAAGGCGATAGAGTTGTTATCATGTTCAACAAGAGCAAAGATAATGCAGCTGAGATAGTTCCGTTATCTTCTACAATGCTTACCAAAGAAGATTTTACAAACATTAATAATTTAATTCAACAAGAGATTTTCGCCTGTCATCAAATAACCTCACCGGCTTTATTTGGTATAAAAACAGAGGGGCAGTTAGGCGGCAGAGGGGAAATGAGGGATGCGTACGAAATATTTAATAATACCTATGTGAATAGTAGGCAGCAAGCATTTGAAGAAACATTTGCAACATTATTAAAATATGCGGGTGCTGTAGGTGAATTTAAAATTGTTCCTGTTGAGCCTATCAAATTTGAGTTTGGCGAAATGATAGCATCGCAAAATTTAACTAAGGATGAGATAAGAGATATTATGGGTAAAGAGCCACTTGATCCATCTATTAAAACTCAGGCGCAAATCATTTCTGATAATATCAATGCGCTATCTCCATTGGTGGCTAATAAGGTTTTAGAAAGCATGACACCGGATGAGATTAGAAGCCTTGCCGGACTTATCCCAGCAGTAGCAAATGGTCAGCAAGTTGTCGGGGATGGTTCAATGCCAACACCTCCCCCTGCAAGTCCTATCAATAGCAACCTTGCTAATATGACAGGCAAGCAGTATCAGCATTTAGACAGGATAAAAAGCAAGTATAAAAAAGGAAAGTCAACAAGGCAAGAAGCTGCAATGATTTTAAAAAATTCATTCGGTTTAAGTGATGAAGATATTGCAATCATGTTAGACGCTGACAGTAGCGAAGCGCAATTTGCATCACATGAAGAAATGGATTTTGCATTGATAGAAAGTTTTGCACAATGCGGTGAAAGTATAGATAATTATGAGGTATTAAGTAGTAAACATGCGTTCGAGAAAGATTACTTTGCAGATACAAAACAACTATCCGAATTGGAGGCAAACGTACTCAACCTGATAAAGAAAGATAAACGTATCACAGCCGATGTAATTGCCTCAACCCTTAAACTTTCTCCATCCGTTATCGCTAAAGTAATGACAGGATTGGAAACATCGGGATTGATAAAATCTACCTCAACACAAATAGGCGCAGATACCATTATCGAAAGGACTTCAACAGGGGTTAAGGTGGGCGGTGATGCTGCTACAACTACCGATATTCTATTACGATATTCTTATTCATGGAGGCAGGATATATCAGCACAAGAAAAAGAATCAGGCCGGGAAGGTTCAAGGCCTTTCTGCCAAAGAATGATGGATATGGGCCGTTTATATTCAAGAGCAGAAATTGAGAATATAAGCATAAAATTAGGTTACTCCGCATGGGATAGGGTAGGCGGTTGGTGGACTCGTGAAGATGGCACACATTCGCCCCAATGCCGTCATACATGGAATGCTTTAACTGTAATAAGAAAGAAATAAAATGAGCGCAAATATATTATTCATAAACGAGGAAACGATTAAGAGCCGCACAGGTATTAGTAATAATATTGACGGCAAACAATTAAAGCCACAGATTAAGCTGGCTCAGGATATGTATTTGCAGCCTGTATTGGGTAGTACACTTTACAATCGTTTGCAGTCAGGTGTAGAGGCTGATAATCTTACTGCTGCCGAAAGTACACTATTGGATGATTATATTACTGATTGCCTTGTATGGTACACGATGAGTTTACTGCCAATGGCTTTAGGCTATCAGTTTTTTTCAAAAGGAGTTTTACAGAAAATAGCGGATGAGAGCAATACACCAGGAAGGGCAGATTTAGAACTTATTGCCAATACTTACAAATCAACTGCTGAATTTTACAAGCAAAGAATTATCGGCTATCTACAACAGAACTATACTTTATTTTCTGAGTACTACCAAACAGGCAGCGGATATGATGTTATTTTTCCACAGACAAAAGCCTATACATGCCCTATTTATTTAGGCGGTTCTTACGCTCCGTCAGACAGTAGGTCATTCGGTAATAACTCAGTAAGCGGATTGAGTGCAACAATTACTTACACACCTACAACAGGAGTAAGTTCTTTCACAGTTACCGAGTTTACAAATAATACTATCGTAGTTATTGCGGTTAGAAGTGGCATGGTTAAATCGGTTACTAATTCAGCAACAGCAAACACTCTTTATTTACAGATAAACGGCTCAACAGTTACCCTGCCAACAGGCGATACAGTTGCGGATGGCGAAGTATTTATTTTCACTTATCGTTAATTTATGTATAAGAAAAAACTAATCGAAAAAGTATTATTCCATGACTTACAATCAGCTAATAACAACACTACAAGACCTATTGTCAAGCCATGCAATGATCGCAACAGTAAGGAACGCAACACCTCAGGAGTGGCTATTCAAAGACAGTCAGCCGGTGTATCCGATAGCATGCTTTTCAATACTCAGCGCAACGGCTAATAAAGGGAATGAACAAGATTACAGCGTTCAGTTTTTCTTTTTAGACAAGTCAGGAGCAGAGCAAGAGTTTGAGCCTGACGTTATTTCTGACCAGATGCAGATTGCAGCAGATATTATTGGACTAATCAGAGGTACAAAAAGAACTTACACGATTGAGGACACAGTCACAAGAAATGCAATATCTGATAAATACGAGGACTATTTAGCAGGTTGCGAATTTACAACAAACATTACAACACAGGGAGCATTTGACGGATGCGATGTTCCAATAATTTAATTATGAAAAAACTATTAACAGCTTTATTTATTTTAATTTCTTACGTGAGTTTCGGCCAGGTATATCAGACCTATCCACAGGCGGGTAAATTCCCACGTTTAAGGGTTGATTCTGTCTTTTCTATTCCTATCGGCAAGGTGACATTAAGAAACATTACAGGGGGTCAAGATACGGCTCAGATTCGTTACAATAAATCCGATTCAAGTATTTACGTTTACACAGGCTCGCAATGGTCAAAGGTTGGCACAGGCGGCTCCACCTCCGGCATCGACTCCACAACCCTATCAGATTCACTTGCTAAGTTTATTCCCATTACAGGTACTAATGCTCATACAGGGCCGGTAACAGGGGATATAGAGTTTAAAGTTAATGATTTTATTACCCGTTACTTAAAGGCTGATTTCAATAATGGGGAAGGAGTTGATTTAAGTAATAAAGTTGCAATATCTAATGTAGATGGGGCAGGGGCTATTTCTATATCATCTATAAATAATAACACAGGAGATGAAAGTAGTATAGTAATTAATGGAAATGGGGGCATAGCTATGAACGCTAATAAAGCGGGGACTGAGATTTTAACTATATCTGGAAATAACACAGGAAAGGGAATACAAGGATTTAACTACTTCCCCAATAAAGACTCCCTAACCTACTCCCAAATGAAGGACATAGCAGACAGTATGGTAAGAGCAAGGGCTTATGCAGATAGTAACAGTATTCCGATTACAGGTACAAGAGTAGGTAAGCCTGTAACGGGGGATTTAGAAATGCAGAACTCTTCAGGAAGTAAGCGGATTAAAGGAGATGTGGGA